GTAAAAAGCCACTGTACGCAGCAATCCGCCGCAGACCACTGGTGATTAACATGCAAAAGCTACTTCGCATTGATGCTGTAATTGAAACAACAGCTATCCGAAAAAGTTCAATTTACTCCCGCATAAAATCTGGAACATTTCCCAAGCCTGTGAAAATCGGCTTCGCTTCCGCTTGGCTGGAAAGTGAGGTCCAAGAGTGGGTTCGTCAGCGAGTATCTGATAGCCGGCGTGCGGCTTAAGGAGGAGGCTGATATGACTATTCAGAAGATGCCCTCGCTTGGCGGCAACCAAGCGGAGGGCTTACAGCAGAGCACCCACAGCTCCGATATTAACACTGCAATGACAGCATTGCGCTACCCCCGCCCGTGCTCACTTCACGGCCGCATGCTTGCGCGCTTGCTGTCAGGGCGTGAATACACAGCCCTAGATCACTGGAAGGAATGTGGCAGTAATGTGGCCGCTGACGCAGCTCGAAAACTCCGTCGAATGGGGTGGCCTGTAATAACCAGTGATCGGCATGTGAAGAATCGTGACCCACTGAACGACGAGTCAGACATTGGTGTGTACAGCTTATCTGCTGCTGCTATCAGCACTGCAGGAATAGAGGGGCGACAGTTCATTATCGAGTGTCTGCGTATAGAGGCTTTGGCCATGCGAGGTGCTGCATGAAGAGCCCTATCATCAAGAGGCCAGCAGATCTCCGCCTCACTATTATCATCAGGCATAGCGACCGCCAGCCCCGGTACTCAGTCACCTGGACGGGTGAACCGGAAGAGTTTACTCGTCTGCAGTTGAGCCAAGCATTTCGCATCATCCTTCAAGCACTGGCGGGGTGAGGCATGGCGCGCATCCGAACTGTGAAACCAGAGTTTTGGACCAGCACGCAAATCGTCGAATGCTCGATGATTGCTCGGCTACTCTTCATTGGCATGTGGAACTTCTGCGATGACGGAGGAATTCATGTCGCTGATTGCCGGCGGCTGAAGATGGAGATATTCCCAGGTGATGACATCGCTGCGGCAGATGTCCAGAAACTAGTGGATGAGCTGGTTTTGGCAAAACTGCTTGATGAGTACGAGGTGGAAGGCCAGAAATACTGGCAGGTGACAGGCTGGAACCATCAAAAGATCGACAAGCCGAGCTTCAAACACCCAAAACGGCCGGTTTTAGATGAAGAGTCGGCAGAGCGTGGGCGGCTAGTCGCAGATCATTCGACGAATGCTCCCCGAACCCTAGGCGAGCGCCAGCCCCCGGAAGGGAGTCTAAAGGAGTCTAAGGGATGGGATGTTGTTGAGAAGCAAACAGCACCATCTGATGAGCCGGATCATAAAATTGATCCCACTGGCTTCTGTGAGGCAGTCATTGACCACTACCAGACTCATTGGCAAACCAGGCCACCTTGTGACTTTCCGACTATTCAGAAGGTTTTGACGCACATCGAACGACATCCGGTGGCCGCGCACTTGGGATGGTGGAACTGGTATTTCGAGTTCGCTCGCACGGACGAGTTTCTAACTGGCCAGAAGCGCCCTAGCTTCGTCGCGAGCCTGAGTTATCTGCTAAAGCCTGAAACGCTGGCGTTGGTTATCGAAGCCGGCCAGCGCGCAGCATTGGAGGTAGCTCATGTCTAGTCTTCGCCTGACCAATCCCGAGTCCGAGATGATCGTCGCTGCGGCGGTGGTGAATCTCGAAATCGACATCGACGAAGTTCTTGAGCACTGTCGTCTGGCCGACTTCACCGTTGACCTGATCGTCGAGGTGCTGTCGGCCGCTGAGGCGATTCAGCGTCTGAAGCGAAAGCCTGACCTGATGGCCGTACTCGATCACCTCAGGGCTGATATTTCGGCACCGGAGTGGCAGAGCTTCGTCAGTGGAGTGACCACATCTCGCTTTGCAACGCACACCCTGACGCACGCCAAGACCATCGCCACGTGCGCGAAGTTACGCCAGCTGAGCGCCGCTGTAGCTGAGTGCAATCGAATTGTTACGAAGGATGGTGGGCAGCCAGCTGAAATGGCTGAAGAGTGCGCCAACACGATCCTGAGCGCTGTCGATGCTGAGGCCGATGATGACGGCAAGGACATCATGTTGGCTGGCCGTCAGTGGCTTGCTAGCCTTGAGGAGATTCATCGCGCGGGCAAGCACATCACCGGTCTTGAAACTGGCTTTGCTGATCTTGATAAGGCCTGCCGTGGTCTACACGCTGGTGAGCTGATCATCTTGGGTGCCCGCCCAGCCATGGGGAAGTCAGTGCTGGCGCTAAACATCGCCAACCACGCGAGCAAGGGCGGCAAGGCCGTGTATTTCGTTAGCCTTGAGATGGGTAGCAACGAGCTGATGGATCGAATGGCTGCAAGCGATTCCGGTGCCTCGTACGAAGCCATCCAGTCGGCAGATTTTGAGGTAATGGGCCATCAAGTCACTAACTACGCCGCTTCGCTGAGCGGCCGGAAGATGGTCATTGATGACAGCGGAAGCATAAGCGTTGCCAAGCTCAGGGCACGCTTGTTGAGGTTCCGCCGCAAGCATGGCCAACTTGATCTCGTGATTGTTGATTACCTCCAGCTGATGTCATCTAAGGGTAAGGATCGGTACGAGCAGGTCAGCGAAATCAGTCGCGGCTTGAAGGTTTTGGCCATGGAACTGGGTATCCCTATCATCTGCCTATCCCAGCTCAATCGTGAGCTGGATAAGCGCCTGGACAAGCGTCCGATGCTTTCAGACCTGCGTGACTCAGGCAGCTTGGAGCAGGACGCCAATATCGTGCTTTTTCTGTATCGTGAAGATGCCTATGTCAAAGGTCTGCCCAACCCTTGGGTGGCGGAGCTGATCATTGCCAAGTTGCGTCATGGTCGTTTGGGCACTATTCCCCTGATCGAGCAATTTAATCGCTGCAGATTCCTATCTGCTGATCAGCAGTCACTACCAGAGAACTGGCGAGCTATGACAGCGAAGCCGGAGAAGCAGCTAACGCAGAAGTCCTTTGTCGCGGAGTGGAGGCCGCCCGGGTGAGGGGAGCTAGGTGTCAGCCTAGTCAGCTTCAATGGGTTTAGATGCCTCGATGTAGGTCACGGCATAGCTCCAAGTCATTGTTTCCATCGACTCAGGAGCTATTCCATTCAGCGATACGAGCTCATCAAAGTCGCGTGCTTGTCCGGGGGGGATGGTTGCGGATATGTGCTCATCACTTTCAGCAACGATAGCGCAGTTGGTATTGGGCTTGTCTTGGCAATCACTAATCGAGACTTTGATCCCAATTGAAGTTACGGCGAAGGCTTTCGAGATGTTGAAGGCCCTTCCTGTGACGCGCCAATAGCCCGGAGATGAGGGACTCAGGAGGGCATTCTCGAGGCGAATCTCGTTGGGTGCGACACGCTCCCGTGACTCTGCTCGCTCATGACGATCCCACAGATCTTGAAAGAATAAGTAGCCGCCGACGACCGCAACACTGCCTATGACAAAAATGCGAAAGCGCGTTGAAAAAACTACGAGCAGAACTGCAGCGAGTCCGACTAGCCACTCCATGGTCTTCTCCATAAACACTCATCGCGGATCCATAAGGCTCTTTTGGATCCGTGCAAAACGATACGCATTGCCCGATTGTTGCCTTCAAAGACAGAGAAAACAACACATGATGCAAAGCATAAGTGATCAGCGGCCAATCGACATTGATGTGTCAGCGATGGAAGTTGGTGACTTCATGAAGGCCAATGCGCTGACGCGCTCGCCGCGCGAAAAAATCATGTTGCTTGAGGCGGAGCTTCTGCAGCACGAACAGGTCGCGCTGGAAACAAGCCACACATTCTGCGACGGCCTGTATGCGCGTCAGATCGAGATCCCGGCCGGCACTGTGCTAACCGGCAAGATTCACCTGCGCGAGCACCTCAATTTCATTCTGAAAGGCGAAATTGCTGTGTTCACAGAGCATGGCGAGCAGCGCATCAAGGCGCCGGCCATGATCGTCAGCCAGCCAGGCACCAAGCGCGCTGGCTATGCCGTTGAGGACACCACCTGGTGCACCGTACATGCCTCAGTCTCCAAGGATGTGGCGGCAGTAGAAGAAGAGCTGGTGACCAATAATTATGAAGACCCTCGCCTGATTTCCGTGATGGCGACATTGATTGAGGAGAAATCAGCATGAGCTTCGTAGCAGCAGCGATTGCCGGCAGTGCCGTTGTTGGCGGAGTGGTACAGAGCCGCGCGGCATCCAAGGGCGCAAAGGCGCAAGCCAGTGCAGCCAATCAGGCCAATGAGACCGAGCGCTATATCTACGACCAGACGCGCGAAGACCAGATGCCTTGGCAGCAGGCCGGTCGTACTGGACTCAATTCGCTCATGGGGCTGTATGGCTTTGAGCAAAAGCCGGTAGCTGGGACGGGATCGGCCGGCACTCCGGCAACGCCAGGCGGAAACGGATTCTTCGGGCAGTTGATCAATCCCGGCAAGCCCGGTCTCGATGCTGTGCCTCCAGACATGGAGTGGCAAAGAGCAATCAATCCGAGCGGGATAGCCAACTCCTTCATGACTATGGATCCCGGGTACCAGTTTCGACTGCGTGAAGGTCAGCGCAACCTGGAAAACAGCGCCGCTGCTCGCGGAGGCCTGATGTCGGGCAACTTCCTCAAAGCTACCACCAAGTACGGTCAGGACTACGGCGCCAATGAGTACGCGAACATCGCAAATCGCTTAGGCCAGCTTTCCGGTGTGGGGCAGTCGGCGAATTCGCAACTGCAGCAGGCAGGGCAAAACTACGCCAACGCCTATGGCCAGAATGTTCAGAACGCTGGCGCTGCAAGAGCTTCGGGCTATGCCGGCCAAGCAAATGCGATTACCGGCGCGCTGAACACGGGAATCAACGCCTACGGTGCTTACAAAAATGGCTATTTTGGCTGAGGTGAATGATGGCTTATGACATTGCAGGTGCGTTGCAGCAGTTCAATCCGATGAATGCCTATGCCCAAGGCGCACAAATGGGCCAGCAGCAGCAGGACCGCCGCCAGGCTAGGCAGCTTGCCGAGGGTCGCAAGTCCTACGGCAAGAACTACTTAATGCAGATGATGCAGCAATCACAGCCAGAGTACGGCGAGGGCCGGAGCTTCAACAAAAATGCTTTCATGAATGGCGGCATGCTTGGCCTCGACACTGAGCAGGGTCTTGATATGACCAAGCCGCAGGCTCCGTATGCTGAGCAGAAAGCCGCCGGCATCAAGGCGAACATCGCGCCTATCGTTCGGCCGGCAGCCCAGTACGATCAAGGCGCTCATCTGGCACGAGCCGCGCAGGATGCCGCCAGTGCTGGTGACTGGGAAACCTTGGCAGAAATTCAGAAGCTCAGAGGCACTGAAAATGAGTTCTTTGGCCAAACGGTAGAGCTAGGTGATGGCAAGGTATATCAGCTGGGCAAAACCGGTATGCGGGAGCTTGGTGTGGCCAAGCCAAAAGAGAAATTCCAGATACTGCCTGACGGTCAAGTTGTAGATATGGGCAGCGGTATGCCGCAAGTTGTGACAAAGCTCAGCGTTGGGCTATCTCCCGCCCAGCAAGCTTCAGATGCACGAGCAAGTGCTCGTGAGGATCGATTGATCGCAGCCGCAACGCGCCCCGACACGGGGAAAAATTTCGACCGGGAATTGAAGCTGAGCGACCGCTATCAGAGAGAAAGTCAGTCTTTCTTTGAGGTTCGGAAGGCGTATGACAATGTAAGCAACTCACTCAAGCAGAATTCGGCTGTGGGTGATCTTGCTGCCGCAACATCCATCATGAAGATGCTCGATCCAACATCAGTCGTTCGTGAGTCCGAGCTTGCTCTGTCATTGAATGCCACGGGCATTTTGGATCGAATCAGCAACTACGCCCAGAAAATTCAAAACGGGCAGCGCCTCAATCCCCAGCAGCGGAAAGAGTTCCTGGCGCTTGCCGATTCGATGCTTCGCACTGCATCTGACTACAACAAGCGATCTAGCAAGCGCATCTCCGATATGGCCGGCCAGTACGGCCTGAGTGTTCGCAATATCGTGGGTGAAGAGCCTCCTGCTCAGTCCGTGCAGCCTCAAGCCAGTGTTCGATCACGCCCAAGTCCTGCATCGCAACAAGCATACAAGGCAGGGCAAAGCTTGGATGGGATGCCGACTCCGAATCAGTTGCCTATAGGTGCGGTGATCGATTTTCATGGCGTTGACTTTATCAACACCGGGAAGGCATGGAAGAGGGTGCAGTAATGGCTATTACCATCAAATCTATTCCGGAGCCTAAAGCTGAAGCTCCATCAGCAAGGACTGGCATAGTTATCAAAAGCATTCCTGACGCTGTGAGCTTTGGCCCGGTCAGGGAGGCTATTCAAGGTGCAACCTTTGGCTTTGGTGACGAGGCTGAAGCTGCGCTTCGTTCGATGGTTGGCGATCAGTCATACGATATAAATCATCGTGCAATCAACGCTGCGCGCGATCGGTATGTGGCCGATAAGCCTGGCGAGGCTTTCAGCGCCAACTTGGCTGGTTCGCTGATTGCGCCAGGCGGTCTTATCGGCAAAGTAGTGCGCTCTGCGGCGACACCTACGAAGGCAATAGTGGCTGCTGCTGGCGGCGGTTTAGCGACCGGAGCGTTGACGGGAGCAGGAAGTGCACGCCCAGATGAGTCGCGCTTGGAGGGCGCTGGCAGCGGAGCCTTGCTTGGTGCGGCTGGCTCATCAGTCGGCGCAACAGTAGGGCGTGCTGCTGGTGCTGGGATTAATGCAGCTCGTAAGCGGGCAGCTGCTGCGCCATTGCCAAATGACAAGGCTGGAGCGATTTACCTAGGCCGCTTGGCTGCTGGCGGTAAAACTCTGGATGATGTGGAGCAGCAAGCAATCCCTGGGACAATGCTGGCGGAGGTTTCTGGCCGGCCTGCAGAAGGCTTGGCTGGCGCTGTAGTGAGACGGACGCCAGAAGCTCAGGGCAAGGTGGCCGATATTTTCGAGAGCCGTCGAGATTCCCGAGCGGGAGACCTTTTGCGGCAAGTTCAGAGCGATGTCTCTGGTGGTGTTGATGTCACCATTAACCAAATTTCGAAACTCTCAGACATTGGCAAGAAGCGCTCAGCACCAATGTACGAGATGGCCTTTAATCGTGCCGCTCCCGTCCAATCTGCCCGTATCGATGAGTTGATGAACTTGCCGCCGTTCCAGGCTGCATATGCGCGTGCACAGCGGATTGCTCAGCTGGATGGCAGGTCTGTACCCGATCATGCTCCTGGGCAGCCGCTAGAGCTTCGCACGCTGGATTATGTCAAGAAGGGATTGGATGACCTGATATATGGGTCCAAGCGTGATCCGCAGTCTTCCATTGGCCGAGAAGAGCTTCGCCTGATTGATGGGCTACGCAAAGAGTTCGTGGATGAGGTGGATCGCAATTCGCCTGCCGCCTATCAGCAGGCTCGCCGCGTCTATTCAAACGCAGCCCGAGTTAATGAGGCGGCCGAAGCGGGGCGCGATGCTTGGAAAAATGGTCCTGAGTACGTCACTGACTTCTTGAGTGATCAAGCCATCTCTATGAGTGAGAAAGAGGCCTTTCGTGCAGGTGCCAGCGCTGGCTTCAAGGAAATGGCAAGCAGGCGCAAGGATGGTCAAGAGCTCTTCCGCGCAATGGACTCTAGGCACATGCGTGATGTTGCTCAGGCGCTAAGTGGTGATTCGCTTGGTGGCCCATCAGCCATCCCTGCATTAGTTGCTCGCCAGAAGTCTCAGGCTGATTTCGCAAACCGTCTTTCAGGCAACTCGGCCACTCAAGCACGGGCTGCAGAGGATGAGCTTCTCGGAAACTCCATCTCTGGCGCCGTCGATATGGCACGCCAGGTCAAAGGAGGCAATGCTGTTGGCGTGCTGCAGCGACTCTACGACACGCATATGGCGGGCACGGATAAGACACGCAATGCCCTATCTGATCTCATGTTCAATACGGATGCCGGATCAAATCTTGAAGGCCTGCGCCGGCTCCGCGTGCTTGAGCAGATGCTACAGCAGCAGCGTGGAGTCAACAGAGCAGCCGTGGGCGCCGGCGTCGGCGTTGGTTCTTCTGCAGCTGCCGGTGGAGATTTGATGCCATGAGTGACCTTGGACGCCCGAGTGAGTTTTCTCAAGAGACTGCAGATCTGATCTGCCTGCGCCTGGCGGAGGGGGAATCGTTGCGCTCTATATGCAATGGCGATGACATGCCGTCCAAAGCAACAGTGATGCGTTGGCTGCGCTCATGGCCGGAGTTCAGAGACCAGTACGCGTGCGCGCGCGAGGCGCAGGCGGACACGTTATTTGATGAGGTCCTGGATATTGCTGACGAGTCGAGCAATGACACGATAATAGATCCAGAGACCGGACATGAGCGTACGAATCACGAAGTTGTCGCTCGTGCCAAGTTGCGTATTGATGCTCGTAAGTGGATGGCCGGAAAGCTGCGGCCAAAGGTCTATGGCGACAAGTTGGACCTTGAGCACAGCGGGGCTCTCGACTTGAAAAATATGAGCGACGAGGACCTTGAACGCCGAATCCAGCAGCTTATGAAAGAGGCCGGAGTTGTTGCTGTTTCAGAGATGCAGGTAAGCCTGCACGAAGCTTCCGAGGATGATTAATGATTTCTGATCGGATGCTTTGTTGGGCATCTTGCCAATACCATCAAGTTGTCATAACCTGAAGCTGTCATGGTGAATCCCATGGCCGGGCTTGGTCGCCCGCTGAAATCTAGGCGCACAAGCGCCACCAAGATCATTGTCGGCGCTTTTTTTGTGCCCGCAGTGTGCCGTTATGGTGGCTGTGCGCGTGACACCTTCGGGTGTGCCGGGTTCCTAGATTCTCGGTCGACCAACGCGCGTACAGTCACCACCTCAACTTGCTTGGTCGCAAGTCGTGGTGACTCCTCTAATCTAGGAGTCTCACAAATGAGCAACACCGCCCAAGGTGCATCCGCACCATCCCTGCTGTTCCGTCATATCGCTGCTGCACACCGTCGCATGGCACTTGCCGCCTTGCGTGCCGATAGCAGCGTGTCTGTCCGTCTGCACCGCTACAACCAACACATGACCAAGGCTCGTGGCTTGGAAGCTGTGGAGGTGCGCCATGCCTGAAGCCAAGCAAGCCATGAGCTGGGAAGAGTTGACCAAGGAGCGCAACCCGTTTTTCTTCTATGCCAAGCACGTGTCCACCTTGACTGGCGATGATGGTCGGCACGCGAAAGCTCATTGCGCCATCCCGAAAGCGCCAGAGATTCTGTGTCGGCTGGCGGATAGTTACGGCGACTGCCTAACCAGTGATGCGCACGTGGCATTGCGGACGCTGGGCAAGCTGATCGAGGGCTATACATTGCACGATAGCCCGACCTATGAAGACGATCCTATGCAGGCACTGGTTGGCGTTGGCACGCTGATGCGCTTGCTGGCTGACGCATTGGAGGTTGGCCGGGATATTCAGTTTCATGCTGCTGAAGGTCTGCATAGCCATGGAGCAATTCAGGCTGTGGAGGTGGCGTCATGAGCAAGCCATTACTGCGCATTACCGGTGAACACTTTGTTGACTCGCCGGAGTCACTGCTGAAAACCATCGCCAAGCTTTCTGGCGCGCATTTCCCTGCTGATGACTTCCCGATTGATGCCCTGAGCGGCACCTTGCAGCGGGCGGCAGCACTGACCGTCGTGGTGCACTCCAATGTGGACGGTGACGGCAATCTGTCCAATGAGGTGCTGGCTAATGTCGTGTGGGCGCTGCAAGGCCTGATCTGTGAGGCGAAGACGATTCTGGATGTCTGGCACACCGGCCTTGTTGTGGATCCGCGGAGGGTGAAGCCATGACGCCTGTTCAGGGGAGCAAGCGCAATGTCATGGCGTCCTTTCATGATACCTATGACATTCGGCGCGCCATTTTTGCAGAGCACCAGCGCAAGCTGAATGAGGTACGCAAGAAAGCCGCCAGCCAGCGCCAGAGTGAGGCTTTGGCCGTGCCCAGCAGAGTAGCTGAGATGACGCCCAGCGCGCCGAAGTGCGATTCAGTGCGCACGGAGGTGCGTCATGGGTAATGCTCAACTTGCTCAGTTTGCGCACTTCATGAGTTTCATAGCCGCCTTCACCCAAGCTATGCGCGAGCACGGTATCGAGGCTGTACGGGCTGCTGCGCTGCTTGGTGGAGCCTTCAACATTAAGAGCCTGAGCGTTGCTTTGGCGGAGCCGAAGGGCTCAGACAAATACGGGGAGTGACAGAAATGCCCAAAGAAGTTATTTGCCGAACGCCAGGCAAGGATTGCTGTTCATATGAGCTCAGAGTACGCCTGCATAACACCGAGCCCACTGCAATTTTCGGCAATGATGTGCTTCCTAGGGGCGCGCATAGATCTGCTGTTGAGCTGCGCGAGCTGGCGGATGTTTTGCATGAGATGGCGAGCAGTATTGATGGCCTGCATGGCTGGCCACAGAGACTGCATGACTTGATCGAGTTCGAGCCGCTACTCAATGATGCAGGAGCTGATGAGCTCAGTAATGGCGACATCGCTGCAGCTGGCCGGCGCTTGATGCTTGGGGTTATGACTCAGGGTGGTGAGGATCTCTTGGCGCTTCTGCGGAAGACCGGTGCCGACAACTGGAATGGGATGATTGACCAGATTGACGAGTACCGTCACTACCTGCGTCACATGCTGGGCTTGGCCAATAGCGCCTCTAGGCGGCTGCAGGTGGTGACCATTTACCACACGGATCAACTCACACTGCAGGCCGCAGGACCAGCCAACGATGCTTCTTTGCAGTAGCTGTGTCCGCACCCTCATCACGCTGCGCTCAATGCAGTGATTTCAGTAAGTGTTTGGGGGCCATGTGCTACCGAAATTGGGTCACAGATGGCCTCTCAAACGCAGCGAGATTGAGGGGGTCGTCGTACTTATAAATACAAGGATGACCTTGGGGGGAGTGGCCGTACTTATAACGAAGCTGAATGAGTCGTTTGCATGTGGCCAATTGCAGGCTCCATGAGTCGGAGGGTGGTGCACTTAAGTACGTTTCGTGAGAACAAAATGGTGACCGACTCGATTTCTAAGGGGCGGTCTCATGATTGTACTAACGACGCTGATTGCCATCATTTGGAAGGCGAACGCAGTGGTTTCTATTGCTCGTGCAGCTATTGTCTGGCCGAGGGCGAGTGGGGCACAGAGAGCGTTGATTGTGCTTCGCATGCTTACAGCGCCGGGTGCGGCCCTGTAGTTCGAGCCCTTGCAGCGTTGCATGGCATGGCCGAATATCGGTGCTCCTCAAAAGAGATGCTTGCGATGCTTTGTTTCGAATGGCTCACAGATCTTTGGTTTTTGATAAATCATTCGACACTGATTGAAGACCATCCGGGCCTTGCTGCTTGGGTTCAGGCTGTTGGCAGCATTGCCATTTTCGCAGTTGCTGAGTGGAGAGCCAGTACGGCAGTGGCTCGAGATGTAGCTAGGAAGGCTGAATATGCTAGGCAGGCTTGGGCAGTCGTTGAGCCAGCCTTACTAAGGCTTGCAGGGCTTGGCCGAGAAGCGGAGAAGTGTGCTGGTGAGGCTTCATATGCCTCGCTGTTTGTAAGTGCGAACTTTAATGAAGTCGAAATCAATGGACTGTTGCACGAGCTCATCAATAGCCAGGCATTGAGTCTTGGCGATACTGAGCTTGCAAATATGATCGGCTGCGGGAAGTCACTTGCGGCAGGTCTTTTGGATGTTTTTGGAAGTGATAGGAAGGTCGGATTCTGGGTTGAGCCTGGCACCATGTATAAGCTTGCTAGGATTGCATCTTTTGCATCCATCATCCAGGCGACTATTGATGAAAATGGCGAGCATGCTGCTGGTAAGCGCTGAGATGGCGCCGAAGTAGTGGGGAGCATGTTGTGGGCACACTCCGGAATGTGGCTTTTGCGCTCACAGCTCCCGTACCAACACCTACCAACTGAGTGATGGTTGGCTCATCTGGCGTGCTTTGCATTGGGGTAGACTGCGCGCATGAAAGGAGCATAACTGATGAGCGTGGTTGCATTGCAGGTGGTGTACGACGGAGAAGCGCTTGCATCGCATGAGATGGAGGTGCGCGACCTAGCACCAGCATTGCTGGCCATTGGGGATCTTTTCGAGGCGGCCAATGCAGAGCTCAATGGCAAGCGTGCCAAAGTCTCCGTTAGCGTGCGGGGTTCGTTCAAGACGGGCTGTTTCGCTATTGATCTGCAAGTGGCGCAGAGTATGGCCAGCCAGGTCAAAGAGTTGCTGCTGGGAGATGCAGTTACCGCAGCACTGAATCTGGCCGGCATCATCGGTCTTGTTGGTGGTTGCACGCATGGCTTGATCCAGGTCATCAAGTGGCTTCGAGGCCGAACAATAACCCGCGTGCTCGCCACTGAAGACGGGAAAGCTACCCTCTTCACTCAAGATGACCAGCTTCAGATTGAGCAGAAAGTGCTGAGTCTGCTGCGTAGCGTAGAGGTGCGAAAGGCACTTGAGAACGCCATCACCAAGCCGCTCCAGCGCGAGGGCATCGATTACTTCGCTTCGCGACAAGCAGATGGTCAGGACTTTGTGGCGGTCAACCGCAACGAGTCATCATTCTTCGTGTCGCCGACCGAGGAAGATGAAGAGGAGGTTAGTGTCGGCGAGCGCGAGGTGAGTCTTCAGCTGGTCAACATTGCCTTTCGTGATGACAATAAATGGCGGCTCACCGATGGTGCCGCCACCTTTTACGCGGTCATGGCCGATCAGGAGTTCATCGACCGTGTAGACAGCAACGATGAGGCTTTCAGTAAAGGGGACATCCTGCGTGTCCTGCTGCATGAGCGCGCGGCGCTTGCCGGTGGCCAACTGAAGCGGGATTACACGGTGCTCAAGGTTATTGAGCACCGTACGGCCGCAAGACAGCTTCGATTGCCGATGGGTTGAGCCCCTGCATAAGCTGTGGCGGAGGGTGACCGACCCAGCGGGAAGTGATGTAGGAGAGCGCTTCGGCGCTCTTTTTGTATGTCCCGCCCATTCGTCGAGACGACAAATTGCTACAGTGAGAGGGTACTGTGGGGTAGATAGGGGGCAACTTTTGGTGTTAAACATGTGTTGTCGCGCGAACTTGTATGTACTACATTTCGCGCCCAAAGATGAAAACTAAAGAGAGCGCCTGCTGATTGATGTCAGTGGGCCAGAGGCGCGAAATGAAAAAACTACCGGTACAGTTTAGATGCTATGCCGAATACGACCATGCGGTGAGCGCTTGGGTAGCTGTTTGTGTGGATCTAAGCCTTGGAGCTCAGGCAGACACGCTCCAGGAAGCCAAGGCAAAAATCCATGCTCAGATAAATGATTATTTCCAAGATGCACTGGATACGCGTTCTTGGTCAGAGGCACTGGAAATGCTTTCTCGCAAGGCCCCAATTTCCTTGGTGTATCGCTATCACACTATCAAGGCACGGCAAGGTATCGCAAATTTTGTCGGTAAGCATGTTGATGCTGTCCGCTTTAAGGATAGCGTGGAAGGACTCACGCTTCATGCAGCATAGTCATGGGGAAAAAGTACTCCCAGCCTCGATGCAGAGAGGTTAAGGCAATGCTGGAGCGCCTTGGGTTTGAGAAAATTGCCCAGAGATCCGGTAGCTCCCACGAAAAATACCGACATGAGTGCTTTATTGGCCGCTGCAGGAATGTCACTCTTGATTGCCACCATGCACCATTTAGCGACAGCTTAGTGAAGCTAATGTCGACGCAAATGGGGCTCTCTTCCAGAGAGTTCTTGCAAGCATGCTTCGATGATTGGAAGCCAGCATGAAGGCCGCATCAGCGGCCTTTTTTACGCCTACTACCTTCGAACCAGCATTCAGCACTGCTAAGCACAGAATTAAGTGGGTATCTAAGCGGGTATTGAATTGGGCATCTAAGGATATTTTCTTTACATATCATGACTATAAAATATAAATGCGATTTCTGCTGAGTAACAAATATTAGCGTCCGGGCTTGTCCATATTCATCCGTTAAATCCCGTAATATCATGTATTTATCAGGAATTTATTTCCGCCTCTATCCGCAGCTCTCCGCTGCTATCCGGTAAAAATGCGGGTATATTGATGGGTATCTGAATGCAGGTGCTCGCAATGCCGCTGACTGATACGAAGATCCGACTGGCCAAGCCAAGCTCAAAGCCGCTGAAGCTCACTGATGGTGGTGGTCTCTATGTTGAGATTACCGTCCATGGCTCTAAGCTTTGGCGGTACCGCTATCGCATAGACAGGAAAGAGAATGTCTTTGCTATCGGTGAGTATCCTGAGTTTGGTTTGGCTGATGCGCGCCGAGAGCGTGACGAGGCCAGGCTGCTTGTGAAGCAGGGCATACATCCTGCCCACCATCGTCGCGAGCAGCGAGAGCTTGCCGCCAGTGATCGCCTCAACAGCTTCCAAGCGATAGCAGACGATTGGATGGCTGTGCGTCTAAAGAAGCAACATCGCTCAGAAAAGTATCTTAGTGCTATCAAGGCATCATTGGAGAAGCACGCTTATCCAGATCTTGGGCGGATGGCCATCAAAGCGGTCAAGCCAGCGCATGTGCTGAAGATCATGAAACGGCTAGAGGTGGCCGGTCACGAAAGCATGGCGATCAAGGTGAAGGGCTGGATTTCGCAGGTGTTTAGCTACGCCATCATCAAGGGTCTGACGGACAATGATCCGACATACCCGCTGAAAAACGCCATCGAGCGACCCAAAACCACGCATGCAAGGCCTTTGAGCCCGGTTGAGATTGCTGATCTGGCAGGACGCTTGGCTCGCTACAAAGGGCGCATTGAGACGGTAAGGGCTATTCAGTTTCTCTTGTATGTCTTCCCGCGCCAAGCAGAGCTGAGAGCCGCCAAGGTTGGTCAGTTTGATTTGAAGGCTGCTCGTTGGGATGTGCCGGCCGAAATCATGAAGATGGGCGAGATGCACATTGTGCCGCTGAGCACGCAGGTAGTTCAGTTGCTCGGCGAGCTGATTCCCAAAAATGCCAAGCCAGATGACTTGGTTTTTCCGGGCTCAGATGGCAAGAGCAGCATGAGCGTCTCCACGATCAATGCAGCGCTGCGCTACATGGGCTATGCGCCTAAAGAGATCACTGGGCATGACTTCCGCGCCACGGCATCTACACACCTGAATGAGCTTGGGTACAGGTCTGACCTGATCGAGCGCCAGATGGCGCACAGCGAACGCAATCAGGTGAGAGCGGCATATAACCATGCCGAGTACCTGAAAGAGCGGCGAGCGATGATGCAGGCATGGGCGGACTACATTGATGCTGTGAGTGACAACGACTCAAAGGTTATTCCGATATATCGGAGCGTTTGACGCTCTACCAAATTGCCTGACCTAGCTCGACGGAGCGAAAGCGCGCATCCCTGGCGCGTTGGTCAGGCAACCTAACTCAGGGCTCGCCAAGGGGGCGATTATGTCAAAAGTAGATAAGTCTGGGGCATGGCAACAAGTTGATCGGTTGCGCGCTCTTCTCGAGAGCAGTGACGATAAAAATATTGCTCGGCTAGAGGCGTCATGGAAGTTATTGACTGATAGCCGGGCGACGCTAGATCGCGATGATGAGCTAGCAAATCTCTACTTTAGTCCGGCTACATACATGGCCAAGCTAGTAGAAAAAGGCGCGTACCCACCGCCAGAAATCCTTCTATGGTTAGCATCCCAAATTGATGAGTATGTTGAAGCAAAAGGCGAGAAGGATCTTGAGGTTTTACTCTTCGGATGTAGGACAAGAGGCTTGCATGGTGGGAATTATGCAGCAAGGGAGCGGGGCGCTAGAGGTAAGCTCGATTTGATTTTGAAGTTAGGCAAGATACGAGCCGAAAGCCCAGGCATAAGCTTGAGTTGTGCCTTAAATGCAGCAACTGCGGATGAGAAATTTGGTGACGTAGATGACTGTACTGACATTGATTCAACCCTTCGAACCCTGCGGGATCGTGGTTACACCAACGAGTTATTCACTCATAAAGATCCTGATCTTTGGTATGCAGAAGTGGTAGGAGAAAAGCGCTGATGCCCGGCACAGATGCTTTGTCACGCCATTTGCGTCTGCTCGTTGATCTCGAGGCCAATATCACCACAGAGCCGTCGCACAGTAGCCTGGTAAAAGAGTGGGAGGTCGCCATGAAGATGTTGGCCTATAGCCCAGAAGACTTCGCAATTCGTGGCGATAGGCCTCTTTTTGAAACATATGGCGATCATCCGTTACTCGCATTTTCTGCGCTCGTTAGAGGTGGGCTGTATCCGCCGCCAGAGCTGATGCTGTGGCTCTGCGCCGCCTATACGGAATACTTGAAAGGAGAGGGCGGCACTGAGATTGAGGAAGTGCTATTTGGCAAGGTAGAGCAGCGCAGAGGCGGTGGGCAGTATGCGCATCGGATATACCGGGATCGTGATCTAGCAGGGATCGTTGGCGGCCTCGAGGATCTAATCTCTGCCGATCCATGTGCTCTGAATCTTAAGGATGCAATAATCAATATTCTCCCGGGCAGCAGTCTGAAGCTAATAGATAGCTTGCTGCGCCGCTTGCGAGGGCTTGGAGTTAACCAAAAAAACTGGATAAAGATCTTGCGGCCTGATCTCGACGTAGAGGCCGCAGATGTCGCGGATGTTTTAACGCGTTATGGATCCGTGACGTAGTTTTTACTGAGTAGTAAAAAGCCACTGTACGCAGCAATCCGCCGCAGACCACTGGTGATTAACATGCAAAAGCTACTTCGCATTGATGCTGTAATTGAAACAACAGCTATCCGAAAAAGTTCAATTTACTCCCGCATAAA